ACCGAACCCGCCAAGCTCGCCTCCCTCGTTCAGCGCCGCAAGGACCCGATGGAACTCCCCGACGAGAAGGCCGAGATCTACACGCGTCGCATGGCCCGTCCGGATCTCGCGTGGCGGATGGACGGCGACCTGTGGATGCTCACCAACGAAGGACTCGCCGAACTCCACAAGCCGACCGTCGACAGCCCGCCGATGCCGCCCTCCCAGGTCCAGGCCGCCGTCGACGCCGAATGGGCACGCGTCCTCAGCGAACCCTACGTCGAAGGCAAGACCTCACTGGCCAACGCGCTGCTCGAGGACGAGTTCGCCCGCTGGTACAAGCAGGTCGCCGACGAATGCGACCGGGTCTGGAACGTCCGCCCGACCGCACCGATCGCCGGCGGCGCGTCCGGCTGGTCCGACGCCTACGAGGTCTCGATCCTCGACCAGGAGAACCAGAAGACCGCGATCGGCGCCGTCGTCGACCCCTGGTTCATGGCCCTGTCGATTCTCGCGTTCACCGACGCCGACACCGGCACCACCGCCGACAACGGCAGCCACATCCCCACCTACACCGGCTACGCCCGCAAGTCCGTCGCCGGCACCGACATGCCCTCCGCCACCTCAGGCGCCGGCTCAGCCGCCAACACCTCGGCGATCACGTTCGCCGCCTGCACCGCCAGCACCAGCACCATCCTCGCCTTCGCGAACTGCGTCGCCTCCACCGTCGGCGTCCTCCGCAAGTGGGGCGACTGCGCGAGCACAGTGATCAGCACCACCCAGACTCCGCCCACGTTCGCCATCGGCGCGTACATCACCACCGCCGCCTAACCCCGCAATTCCGGATTCGGGCAAGCCCCCCTTTTCACGGCCATGCCCACCCGCCTCTGCCTCGAACCCCGCTGCCCCAACCCCCCGACCTACAGGGGCCGATGCCAAGAGCACGCCCGCACCAACGAACACACCATCAACCGGGCCGGCCACCGCATCTACCGCACCGCACGCTGGCGCCACACCCGCAAAGCCGTACTCCACGACCAACCCCTCTGCCCATGCGGTGCCATAGCCGAAGACGTCCACCACCTCGAGGACATCGCAGACGGTGGAGATCCATGGGCTAGATCCAACCTCCAAGCCCTGTGCAAGCCATGCCATGGGCGCACCACCAAACGAGAGCAGGCACGCTCATGACCACAGGCAGCACATAGCCCATGGCTACCTACACGGTCACCGGGCACCCCCTCAACTACACGACGCTCGGCCTCACCGACGTCGACACCGTACGCGCCGCACTCATCGGCACAGGTGTCGGGCAGAGCGTCACGCTCACCCTCTCCGGGCCCGACGACGCCAAGGTCAAAGGCCACGGCGCCCTCAAGTAGCCAAGCCACCACCGCACCACCAGTCCCCGTCCGAAGTACTCGTCCGAAGGAGGCCCGCCATGGGCAACTACCGCACCACCCCTGGCACCAGCGCCAGCACCCTGACCACGCTCCCCATCGAGCAGCGCCACTGGCCCATCCAGTACGCCAACGACGAAGGCACCGTCGGCGTGCAGGCCATCCCCATCAACTACACCGAGCTCTACAACCTCAAGGGCCGCCTCCTTACGCTCGTCGATGCCACGTTCACCGATCCCGAGCAACGCAAAGCCCACAAGACCATGGTCTGGCACACCCTGCAGGACTGGATGCGCGACCTTGAGAACGGCGCCGGCACAGACGCAGAACGCAACGGTGCGCTCCATGCCAAGGCGCGCGAGGCGCAGCAGAACTAGGCCATCAACCCGGGGGGGAGGGGGAGGGTCGAGGCCCTCTCGCCCCCCAGAAAAAGACCGCCGGGTGGCTCACTGCAAAGAAGAGGGATTTTTCGATGGATCAGACGCCTGAGTTGACCGAGGTCGAGATGCTGGAGATCCTGAAGGCGATCGCCCGTGATGGCCGGAATGGTGCGGCCAGGATCGCGGCGATCAGGGAGCTTCGGGCGTTGCAGTCGGGCGAGGCGCCGGCGGAGGACTCGATCGCGAAGCTGTACGCGGTCGATAACCCTGGTCGGATCAGGAAGAAGGCGGCGTAGGCGCGTGGATGCGTTTACGCCGGAGCATTTCCGGGATTATGTCGCGGGCTTGGTGTTCGATGACGGGGAGTCGCGGCCGCCGCAGGATTGGCAGCTCGAGGTCGTCGCGGATGTGTTCCGGGGGTTCCCGGAGACGTGGCTGATCGTGCCGGAGGGGAACGGCAAGTCGACGTTGCTCGCCCAGTTGGCTCTTTACGGGGCTGATTTCAGCGATTCGCCGTGGATTCCGGTCGGTGCGAGCTCGGCGAAGCAGGCCCGCATCATTTTCGACCAGGCTGCAGGGTTCGTTGAGCGGACTCCGTGGCTTGATGAGCGGTTCAAGTGCTTCGGCGGGTACAAGCTGATCCGGTCGATCGCGAACGGCGGGATCGGGATTGAGGTGTTCGCGGCGGAGGCGAAGACGGGGGACGGGGTGATCCCGTTCCCGTTCGCGATCGTCGACGAGCTCCACCGTCACGAGGATCTGCGGCTGTATTCGCTGTGGAAGGGCAAGTTGCGTAAGCGCGGCGGGCAGATCCTGACGATTTCGACGGCGGGGGAGCCTGAGACGCCGTTTGAGAACACTCGGGATGAGATCCGGCGGCGCGCTACGAAACGTGACCGGGTCGGGTCGCATCTGCGCGCTGAGGGCCCGGGCCTGGTGCTGCATGAGTGGATGGTCCCGTCGGATGAGGCTTGCAGCGACATGTTGGCGGTGAAGGCCGCGAATCCGCTCTGGTCGATCACGGCGAAGGGTTTGGGCGAGGATTTCGCGTCTCCGACGATGGATTTGGGGGATTGGAAGCGGCTGAAGTGCAACAGGCCGACCCGGTCCGTGATTTCGGCGGTGACGGACAAGGAGTGGGATGACGCGCAGGTCGAGCAGGAGATCCCGGCCGGCGCGGCGCTCGAGGTCGGTGTCGATGTCGCGTTCAAGTGGGACACGACCGCGATCGTCCCGCTCTGGAAGGGCTCCGGCGTCGATTACCGGTTGTTGGGTGCCCCGAAGATCCTTGTGCCGCCCCGTGACGGGTCGAGCCTTCATCCGGATGAGATCAAGACCGCGTTCCTCGAGTTCGCCGAGGCGTTCCAGTTGGAGACGGTCGTGATGGACATGCACCGGGCGGAGGACATCGCCTCTTGGGTCGAGGACACGCTCGGGGTGACCGTCATCGACCACGCCCAGGGGCAGTCCAGGACGCATGTCGCTGATTACAACGCGTTCATGGAGGGGTTGCGGAACGGGACCGTGAAGCACACGGGCTGTCCGGACCTCCGAGCCCATGTGTTGAATGCGATCGCCCGCCGGTTGCCGGGCGGCGATTACCGGTTTGACCGGCCGTCGCAGGTGCGTGGGAACGCGAGGGCGCAGGACAGGCGTGTGATTGACGCGTTGACGGCGGCGGCGATGGTAGTGGAGCACTCGAACCGGGCGCCGAAGCGCACGTCCGTCTATGAGAAGCGCTACGCGACGGCGTAGCCCGGGAGGCTGAGCGTGCGAAACCCACTGAAACGGAAGGCGCTGACATCGTCGGCCGGTGCGATCGACGCGATACGCAACCCCTCCTGGAACGCCTACCCGCTCTTGGGCGGTGGCGCCCGGGACCGTATCCAGAACATCTTCAACCGGGCGCAGTCCGCGAACTACGGGTGGATGTATTCCCATTCGCCGGCTGTCCGGACCGTCGTGGACGTGATCGTCCGCAACGTCGGCCAGTTGGAGCTCAGGTTGTTCGAGGAGGTCTCGCAGTCTGAGCGGCAGCCGCGGCCGGATCATCCCGCCGCGTTGTCGTTGCGGTATCCGAACGAGACGACGACAGCGGACGGGTTCATCCGGTCGCTGTTCAAGGACTACCTGATCTACGACAACGCGTACGCCCTGCTGGTCCCGGGCACCGGGGACCGGATCACGCTGATCCGGATTCCGGCGTTCATGGTGGAGGTGATGGGCTCTTCGCTGTTCCAGGCGGAGGTCTACCGGGTGTGGCCGCAAGGCGCGTGGATGAGCGGCGGGATGTGGGGCGGCGGCGGGACCTCGGTCGACTACGCGCCGGAGAACATCCTTCACTGGCACGGTGAGCATCCGCTGGACCCGAGGATCGGCCTGTCGCACTTGGACACGCTGCGGGATGTGATCGCGGAGGACGCCGCGTTGCAGCAGGCGACGGTCGAGCTCGCCAACAGCGGTCTGACCGAGCCGATCTGGGCTTATCGGCCGCTCGATGCGCCTGAATTGGACCCGGAGATCGAGGATCGTCTCTCCGAGGATCTCACGAACAAGGTTTACAGCCGCAACCGTCGTGTCGTCGTGACCCAGGAGGGCACCGAGCTTCGCTCGTTCGGTGTTTCGCCGCAGGACGCGCAGATGCTCGAGGTCCGCCGGTGGGCGGTTGAGCGGGTAGCGACCGCGTTCGGTGTGCCGCTCGCGATCGTCGGTTTGGGGACCGGCCGGGCGGAGAATCTCGCTGACGCGCAAGCCCAGTTGTATACGGACACGCTGCTGCCGTACTGCCAGGACTTCTCGAAGATGCTCGATCAGCGCATCCTGGTCCGCGCGTACAACTGGACGGACGGGGCGTTCGAGTTCAGCTTCGACGAGAAGCTGATGGGCAACGACCGGCTGCGCGCTCTTACGTCGGCGTCGGGGCGTGCGGTGATGTTGACGAACGAGGCGCGCGCGAAGCTGAATCTGCCGCCGATCGAGGGCGGCGACGAGCTTGTGACGCCGTTGAACGTGATCGTGGGGGACAATCCGAAGCCTTCGCCGCAGGTGATGCCGACCCAGGACCCGGGAGGCCCGCCGCAGGACGGGTCGCAACGGGAGAACCCGCCGAAGGCGCTCACCACGCATCACCTCGGGGCCCTCGGCGACGTGTTGCAGCGTCAGATCGATTTGGCTGCGCACGTCATCGACCGCAAGGCATCTGAGGATGTCACGCCCCTCCCGCAACTCCACCCGTCGCGTAAGGCGGAGCTTGACCGGCAACTGCGCAACATCGACGAGTTTCAGGCTGTCGCAGTCCACCACTTCGACCGCCTGACTAAGGCGCTCGAGCGGACGCAGCGCGCCAAAGCAGACCCGCCCGACTGGCGACGGTGGGACCGCGAGTTCGCGGACGACATCCACAAGACGCTCGAGACGATGATCGCGCGCGAAGGGACGCTGTACGCGTTCAAGCTAGGCGGCAAGTTCGACACCGGCCAAGTCGAGAACTACCTGCGTGCGATGGCCGAGGGAAGCGCCGAGGCGATCAACTCGACGATCCGCGACGAGGTCAAGACCATCGGTATCGAAGGCGCCATCGCACGATTCCCGGCGCACGTCGAATCTGCCGGGACCGGTCTCGGCGCGAACGCCACCCGGTTCGCTCGCACAGAAGCCGCCCGCCAGTCCCCCACGCCAGAACTCCGCGTCAAGACGTGGATTCCTCACACCGCACGGCACGCCCAGTTCGGTGGCCAGACCGTCCCCTTGGGTGACGACTGGCCCGCAGGGTTCGCTCCCGGAACCGCTCCGGGCTGCAAGTGCTCAATGACGATCGAATAGGGCGGTTCTCCCGATGCTGCACAAGACGCTCGCCGCCAAGGCGACGACAACGACTGAGCGCGGCGAGTTCACAGCGATCGCCGCCGCGTACACGGTCGATCGTGTCAACGACCGGATCATCCCGGGCGCGTTCAAGGGCACCATCGAACGCTGGCGCGAGAGCGGCAAGCGCATCCCGCTGCACTGGGACCACAAGGCCGGCCCGGAGAACATCATCGGCTACGTCGACCCGGCCCGGATGGAAGAGCGCCCCGCTGAAGGCCTCTATGTCGAAGGCGCCCTCGATCTCGAAGGCAGCGAAAAGGCCAGGGAGGCATGGCGGCTGATGAAGAGCGGCACGATGGCGCTCTCCTTCGGCTACCTCACCCCACGGGAACGCAAGGCCGCTGGCGGCATCAACGAACTGCTCGAGCTCGACCTGTTCGAGATCACGGTCGCGCCGCACCCGGTCAACCCGGACACGCGGTTCCTGTCGCTGAAGTCGGCTGAAGAGCAGCGCGAGGAAGCCGACCGCGTCGCCCGCGAAGCCGAAGAGGCGCAGATCCCCGAAGTCCCGCCGGCGCCGCCCGAGGAGAAGGCGCTGGAACCGGATTTCGCGACCGAACTTCAGGAGGTCAAGGCGCAGCTAGCCGAAACCCGGCAGCTCGTCGAGGACCTACAGAAGAAGGCGGAGGTGGTGGCCCAGGAGACGAAGTCTCGCGCCACGGACCCGCTGAGAACCAGGGCAGATGACATCGCGCTGCAGTACCTGAGCGATGGCATGTCCCGCCAGAAGCCACCAACGCACAAGTCCGCGGCCAAGCCTGAGCCCGCCTTGTCTCTCAAGGAACTCAAGCAGCGGTGCCGCGACCAAATGCTGGCTCAGCTCAGCGGAGAGGGAACCCTGTCATGAACAGGTTCGAAAAGCGCAAGGTCGCGATCGAGAAGTCGATCCGCGGCGAGATCGACTCCTACAAGGCGATCTACAAGAAGGCCGACGACGAGGACCGTGAACCGACCGACGAGGAACGGCTCGAGATCGAGTCGCATCTGAAGGCGATCGAGGTGCTCGGCGAGGAGAAGAAGGGCGTCGAGGACAACATCAAGACGCTCGAGCACGTCGACGACATCGGCCGCGAACTCGGGCCGGCGGTCAGCATCTCCGACATGCAGGTCAAGCACAACGGGGAGCCGCACGACCGACTCGCCCAGGCCCTCCAGAAGAGCCTCGGCGAGCAGTTCACCGACTCCGGCGCCTACAAGAAGGCCATCACCGAGTTCCGTGAGTCCGGCGGACGGTTCCGCGAGGGCTTCTCGACCGGCGCCGTCGCCCTCGAAGCCAAGGGCACACTCCTCGAAGGCGCCGGCTCCCCTGGGTCCGGCACCGGCGGCGGCCTGATCGCCGTCCCGCAGGTCGTCCCCGGGGTCGTCCAGACCCTGTTCCAGCCGCTCAGGTTCGCGGACCTGATCCTGTCCGGGCAGGCGTCCGGGAACACGCTCCGGTACGTCGTGGAAGGCACCGCGACCTCCGGCGCCGCCGGTGTCGCGGAGGCCGGCAACAAGCCCGAGTCCACGCTGGGCCTGTCGACCAAGGACGAGCCGATCAAGAAGATCGCGACGCTCCTGCCGATCGCCGAGGAGATGCTCGAGGACGCCCCGGCCGTCCAGTCCTACATCAACGGGCGGCTCACGCTGTTCGTCCAGATCGAGGAAGAGCGCCAGCTGTTCCGCGGCACGTCCGGCGGCAACGAGGTGCAGGGCATCCTCACCTCCCGCAACGTCCCCGTGTATGCGGGTGGCACCGCGGTCGGCAACAAGGCCGTCCAGCTGTTCAAGGCCATGAACGGCCTCCGCGGGTCGGCGTTCGTCGAGCCGGAATGGGTCATCATGCACCCGACCGACTGGGAGGCGATCCGGCTTCTGACGGACACCGCCGGCCAGTTCTTCGGCGGCGGCCCCTTCCAGGGCCAGTACGGCGGCAACCAGATGACCAGCCCGTCCTCGCAGATCCAGGGCGCCCAAGACACCATCTGGAACAAGCCGGTGTACGTCACCGCCTCAATCGGCGGCGCCGGCACCGCGCTCGTCGGCACCAGGGCGGGCGCGCAGGTCTGGCGCAAGGGCGGCATCTCGGTAGAGGCCACCAACTCTCACTCTACCTACTTTGCCTTGAACCTGATCGCGATTCGGGCCGAGGAAAGGCTAGGGCTCGCCGTTTACCGGCCGGGCGCGTACACGGAAGTGCGCCTCGCGTAGCAACCAGTGACAGCGGCAGGGACGCGCGCCTTCGGGTGCGCGTCCCTGCAGTCTTTCGACCGAAGGGAGGGGCCCGATGCCCAACGTCAAGCGGTTCCAGACCCGTTCCGGCGGTCACGTCAGCATCTACGTCCCGTGGCGTAACACGCCGATCGAGATCATGGAGGGCGGGACGTACGAGACGGATGATCGGCGTGAGCTCGAGGCGCTGAAGGGGTCTCCGGAGGTCGTGGAGGTCAAGGAAGCGGCCAGGGACCCGCGGAAGGGGCGTTAGGTGCCTGATCCGTTTATCAGCGCGCAGGACATCGTTGATCTCATCGGCCGGGGCGGGACGACCGACCCGGGGATGTTGATCGCGTGCGACGCGGCGTGTGACATCTGTCGTGATGTGGCGGAGCAGTCGTTCAACGCCGCCACGAGCACGATCACGTTGGACGGGTCGGGGACTGACGCGCTCCTGCTCCCCGAAGGCCCCGTGACCGCCGCTGGGACGGTCCTGGTGGCGGGCGGGACGGTCACCGACTACGTGCTCAATGGCAACGGGGTCCTGTTCCGCAAGACTGTCGGGACCGACATCGACTACTGCAACACGTATCCGGCGTTGAAGTGGCCCGTCGGCCGTCAGAACGTGCGGGTCACCTACGACCACGGGTACGCTGACGCGGACATCCCCAGGAGCGTCCGGATGGTCGCCCTCGCCGTCGCTACCCGGATCGTCGTGCAGGGCCCCGCGCTTGAGGAGACGGTGGGGGATGTTCGTGTGAAGTATGCGGCGGCGTCGACGGAGCTCACGAACAGTGAGCGGATGATCTTGCAGAAGTACCGGCGGATTCGCTGATAGAGCACAGGCTGGCGGTTGGGGCTGGTTGAACTACGGGCTCCAGAACTCCGGCCGCCTGTCCCACGACACCGGTTCTATGGGGTCCCGGTCGGATCGCCATCCGTCCGATATCTCCCAGTTCTTCGGCACTTCAGCCGTCTCCGGTCTCCCGGTTCTTTGGCCTACCGTCGCCTTCTCTGGGCGTTCTTTCGCTGTGCTCTAGGAGGCAGTCTATATGCCCATCTCGACGTTCCTCAACGGCGGGACCGCCACCCAGCTCCGCGGCCTGCAATGGCTCGCGTTCGACGATCTCGGCCAGATCCTCTCGAGCACGTTCACGAGCGACTCCGGCGGCGGCGGGACCGCAGGTTGGGCGACTGTCGGGACGACGGTCGCGTGTCGTATTGATCCGCTCGGGAACCGGTTGAGTCATCCGACGGGCGGTCGTATCGACGAACGGTCGACGCATCTCGTGACGTTGACGGCCGGCGCGGCGGTGCTGGCTGAGAACCGGTTCGTAATCACGGGCCGCGGCACGTTCGAGGTCACCGCCACACGGACCCGCACGGCGGGTCTCACCCAAGTTTTCGAGGTCGTCGAAGCCTCGTAACACCCGTGGGAGGCGGGCAGTTCTTTGGTGGCTCTGCCTGCCTCCCGCGAACTCCCCCTGCGCGCGGGCCGTTGTCGCGCGCTGTCTCTCCCAGCCACCAAGCAAGCCACCAGAAGGAGCCACCATGCCCCGAACCAAGATGCTGTTCCACAGCAACGCCCCGTGGACCCCTACCGGCTACGGGCAACAGACCGCGCTGCTCGCCCCCCATCTCGCGGAACGCTACGACCTCGCGATCAGCAGCTTCTACGGGCTCGAGGGCGCCCGGATCTCCTGGAACGACATCCCGGTGTTCCCGGGGATGGGCGGCGACTTCGGCAACGCCTACCTGATCGACCACGCGAAGCACTTCTTCGGCGGGGACCCGCGCGGCGGGCTGGTCTTGACGCTGATGGACGTGTGGGTCCTCAACCCCCGGATGATGGCGGAACTCAACGCCGCGTGCTGGGTCCCGGTCGACCATGACCCCGCCCCGCCCGGGGTCGTGAACTTCTTCCTGAACTCCGGGGCCGTCCCGATCGCGATGAGCAAGTTCGGGCAACTCGCGCTCGGGCGCCTGGACCCGGTGTATGTCCCTCACGCCGTCGACACCCGCGCGTACAAGCCCTACGACCGCCGGCAGGTCCGTGAACAGGTCGGGCTGCCGGAGGACGCGTTCCTGGTCGGGATGGTCGCGGCGAACAAGGGCCGCCCATCCCGCAAGGGATTCCAGCAGGCGTTCCAGGCTTTCAAACGGTTCTCCGACGAGCACGAGAACGCGCACCTGTACCTGCACACGACGCTCGATCCGGAGGTCTCGGCCGGCGAGAACATCGCGGGCATCCTCGACGCGCTCGAGGTCCCGAAGGAACGGGTCGTGACGGCTGACCAGTACCGGATGATGTTCGATCCGTACTCACACTCGTCGATGGCGAAGATCTACTCGGCCATGGATGTCCTGCTGAACCCGGCGATGGGCGAGGGGTTCGGTATCCCGGTCCTCGAAGCGCAGGCGTGCGGTGTCCCTGCGATCGTGACGGACTTCAGCGCGATGAAGGAGGTCTGCGGCGCCGGTTGGCACGTCGACTATCAGCGCTACTGGACCGGCCAGAACTCATGGCAGGCGATGCCCGATGTCGATGACATCGCGTCGGCGTTGGAGGAGTGCTACAGCCTCAGCGCGGCGAAGAGGGCGAAGTTGTCGCAGGCGGCGATCCGGCATGCGCAGCAGTACGCGGTGCCTCGGGTGGTCCGGGAGCATTTCGTGCCGGCTCTGCGGCAGATCGAGCAGCGGTTCGCGAATCAGGAGCCGGTCCGGATTAAGCCGCGTCTGAGGGCGGCGGCATGACCCGCGTCGGATGGCTCGTCGACCACTCCACCGAGATCGGCGGGGCTGAGCTCACCCAAGCCGAGTTCCGCGCCGGCGCCTCCGCCGGGGTCGAGATCGTCGACTGCCCGCCCGGCGGCGTTGATCCCGGCTGTGACGTCTACGTCATCCACAACTGCGTCACCTACCAACCCGATGACATGGCCCAGATCGACGGTCGGGCGATCAAGTACTGGCATGACGTCGGCCCGCATGTCGTCCCCGGCGTCCGGCAGTGGCTCGACAAGCGGGCCGAATACCTGTGCTGCTCCCCCGTTCAGGCGGAGTCCATGGGGCTCGACGATGCCGCTCTGATCCCTCCGCCGGTCGATCTCGCCCGTTTCGAGCGGGCCGCCGCCGAGGTCAACGGCAGCCGGTCCGGGCAGGTGTGCGTCGGGTCATGGCGGAACTACGGCAAAGCCCCGCAGAAGGTCGCCGAATGGGCGAAGACCAACGGGCCGGTCGACTTCTTCGGCGGCGGCCCATGGGCGCCGCACGGGTCCCAGGAGGTGCCGTATGAGGCGATGCCCGCCCTGCTCGCCCAGTACGAGCGGTTTGTGTTCCTACCGCTGGTTCTCGAGCCGTTCGGTCGCCTGGTCGCCGAAGCCTGGGCTGCCGGGTGCGAGATCGTCACAAACGGGCTCGTCGGCTCCCGATGGTGGATCGAGAACGAGCCGGACAAGATCGAAACGGCCACCCAGGACTTCTGGGGGCTGGTCCTCCAATGATGGACCTTCAGATGATCCAAGCGGGGTGGGATGACGCGGCCCGTGAGGACGCGATGTTCAACATCATCACGCACGCGGACCGCATCAACGGCGGCTGGACGGCCCCGGAGTTCTTCGCGCACGGCCAAGCCGAGATCGACAAGGCCATGGCCCGCCTCGACACGCTCGAGGTGCACCCGCGCCGTGGCCGCGCACTCGATTTCGGTTGCGGCGTCGGGCGGCTGACGCAGGCGCTCGCCGAGTACTTCAAGCGGGCCGACGGTGTGGACGTGTCCCCCGAGATGGTCGACCAGGCCCGGTCCCACAACCGGCATCCGGGCCGGGTGGAGTACCACCTGAACACGCAGCGGATTCCGTTCCGGGCCGGCACGTTCGACCTCATCTACACGATGATCGTGCTGCAGCACATGCCGCGGAACCTCCAGCGGGGGTACGTCAAGGAGTTCTTCCGTGTCCTGAAGCCGGGCGGGGTCGCGATGATCGACATCCCGGACGGGCCGGACTATCTGCATCCGAACGAGTGGCTGAGCATGTACGGCACGCCGCGCGTGATGGTCGAGGAGTGGATCGACGACGCTGGCGGCCGTCTAGTGGATGCGGAGCCGTTGCCTGAGCCGTCGGTGTGGCAGCACTACCGGTACACGGCGGTCGCGTCATGAGCCGCCATCTGATCACCGGCGGCGCTGGGTTCATCGGCT